AAAATAGGTATTGCCTTTTTCCTCATCGCCACGAGATAAATTAGGGGGTTTAGGCGCGGGGATCAGCATTTGAGCGACACCCCCAATCATCATGGCTGCACCACCCGCCATCAAAGATGTGGCAACGGTTGCGGAGATCCACGCAGGCCCCCACCATCCCAATGAAAACAAAGCAGCACCCGCAACAAACTGAAAAACACCGACGTTTTTAGCGCCTGATAATTTCGGCACAATATGGACGACCGCGTTATCCGGTAAGGTTTCATTGAATTTTTGGTGAACTTCTTGCGGGGAAATATCGGTACCGGCAATGCGGACTTGATACCAACCATCACGAATGGCGAGGCGTAAGGCTGGAATTTGAATAAAAAGCGCGTGAAGCCCTTCAGAGGCGGTATTCACATTTAAATCAAAGCGACGTCCAAATCGTTGCAAATTCCCATAAAGTCGGAAGGTTGCCAATCGCGGTAACGCCAGATTGAGTGCGTCATTCGTTGCCATCGTTCGTTATACTCCTCACGTTTACTGAGTTGATTAGGTATGTGATGCAAAATCGTTTGATTGCCTAAATAGATCCCTGCGTGATTAGCACGAGAGCTGGCATAACAGCACAAAATAATATCGCCGGGTTGCGCCTCTTTTTTGACCTGCCGAAAACCACTGCTCACCATATTATCGAGATACAACTCTTTGCCTTGGCGCCACCAATTATCATGTCGCTCAAAATCAGGCAGATCATGCCCTGCCAAATGATAAGCGTCTCGAAACAACCCGTAACAATCTGTTGAGCCATGAACAAATTGGCGACCTAATAGATGAGGCACCGGTTGATAGCTGTAAATTTTTTCATCACAGACCACCCACCACGGCAATGCGCTGTTCACCTGCAGTTGTCGGTCTAATGTACTGAGGTACTGTTGGCCTTCAGGGTGACTGTGCACAACCACAATCACCTCACCCTGCTGTTCGGCTCGAATAAAATCATCAAAAGAAATCGTGAAGTGGTTTTTCGGATCAGCATGCTGATTAACGCAAGGTAAATACTGTTCACCCTGCGCGGTACTTATCAATAAGCCACACGCTTCTAAGGGCGCTTGCTCTTTTGCCTGCGCCAAAATTGCTTGTTCAATCATAAGAAACACCTTAGGAGGGAATTAACGATTACCAATGCGGGAAGTTGAGACAAACGCGCCTATACGTGATTCGTTTTTCCTTAATTTACAATCACTAAGGCGTTTACCGCATTTGTCTTTTAATGGATCGGTGGTTGGCTTTCCCCATTCATCAGCAACAGGAGGCCCTTTGTATCCGCATTCTTCAGAGCGATATCCCCAAGGACAGATATCCGACAAAATCACGCGACCAGGAAGCATTAATCCGTCTGTTTCACTGGGTGTGGCTAACATAAAGGTAGCAGTCACTGAATTTAAACTAGTCATCTGCTCAATGATCCAGCGTGTCACAATTTCTTGTGATGGGTCAGCATTAGGATTGCCTTGAGGAAAATTTACCGCATCTAAGAATTGAGTACTGACAATGCGACGTACCACCAGCCCACCAATTGCACTATCTAGCTGACTGGCAATCCCTGTAATCAACCCGAATAAATTCGACAATGTAATAGTGGGTCGCCCTGATGGCCCTTTGCCATTAAAAGAAAACCCTTCACCTTTCACAGGGTAAGGCTCATAGGTGTTTCCTTGCCAGATTAACGGCTCTTTACGTTGATTGAGTCCATCAAAAAAGCGGTACCGAATACCGCCTATCTTGGTTAAATCAAATTCGTAAAGTTCAAGTAAGGCATCCGAGGAGGAGAGTTCGGTAACACTAATTCGCATTTCAGGAGGTATATGTTGCATATTAGCTCCAATAAAAAACCACCTAAAAAGGTGGCTTATTATAATTTCTGTAAATATTTAAAATAATAAAATTAATATGATTTTTATAGTTTCCAGCCACAGTATTTTGATACTGATTTTGAAACTTCATCTATGTGATCAGTTTTAAATTCGCTTACAGTTTGAGTTCTATTATATGGCTTATAACCAATAATTAATTTATTACTATTATTTATTTTTTTTATAAATTGTATCGGACTTAAAGGAAATAAGGTGTCATTGTCTCCCCCTATTTCCCAACTTTCGGTATATGCTTTCTTCCCATCAATTCTGATAGTAACTTTGCTATAATCATCCAAACTTATAAAATCATCTGTCGCAAGGAATACATCAGTCTTATTGTCAACACATCTTAATACTAAAGCCCCTTCACCACTTTCAGGTGGTAATATTGCAAAATAATCTATTTTATCAGTTAATTTATTCTCTTCTTTAGTTATGATCCATTTTCCTAACGATATATTTTCACTACCGATTACACCAAATGAAGTAAATAACAAAACTGTTAGTATTATATTTTTCACCACTAGTCCTTATTTCAATAATCTAAAGTGAAATAACCTATATAACAATTAGTTATTTTTATCATATTGAGTCATGATGTATTTATATATTTTTTCGGCATCCTTGCATTGCTTTGAGCTATCATTGTCTACAACACACTCACCATGATAACGTGAGATCATAGATACAATACCAATAGCATCTACAAAGTATTTTTCACACTCAACACTACCTTTACAGGCTTCTTGTTTTGCATGATCGATAACTGTAATTTCATCAATAGCAAAGGAATAAGAACATGTTAACAATGCTATCGCACCAAATAATACTCTTTTCATATCACCCTCATTAAAGTTATTTTTATCAATCAGCATAATTAAAACAAAGTCTGTTCAAATTCAGCTGTTATTTCAGTTCTAATCATCCCAACTGATGATGACCACTTTCGACATATTACCTGAATTAATTCTGATTGATGAGGTGGCTTCCATAAAAATGCGGTGACACCAGCATGTTTTTCTAAAAATGACTCAATCCGCAAGCTTTCACTATTTATATAGATTAGCGTTACATTGTACTTTTTTAGATTATTATTAATACCGTCAGGGCGACGCTGTTCATAACCGTCGCCAAATTTCACTGATTTTACTCGAGGCTCAAACTCCTTTTTCATATCAGGTTTAACTTTCCACTTAAATGATTCCATCTACATAGCTCCACCATCACGACGCTGGCTCATAATATAGTCCTGAGCACCACGTTTACTGATTTCATAAACCTTTTTCAATGCCTCAGGACCTATCTGTCCATTGCTACCATCATTTTGAATAGTTATATGGTTTATCTGAGTAACACCTGCTCCTTGATTAGGCATTTTCGCAATAACGCCCAACTTTCCATCAGCGCCTCGTCGTAGAGGGAAAATACCTTCTGGTCCCGCCTCTCCCATCAAGCCTGCGCCTTTTGCAAACGCAAACATGGTAGGTTTATGAACGATCTGCCCACTGTAAGCGCTTAGACTGGCTGAGTTATAAACCCCACCGTCCGCATTCGCAACAGGAGCACCAAACCCAAAGCCCATCGCCTCTATTCCTTTAACTAATGACATTTTAATTAAAATATCCGTTAGCATTTTAAGAATGGATTTTGTAAAGTCTTTGAAATTGGCTTCACCTTCAAATAATACGTTGGTTAACTGACTACTAAACCCATTAAGCGCCATTGATGTTGCGTTTTGCACTTGAGAGTTAACATCAAGAGCGGTGTCTTTATAGTTACCCCACGCGGTTTGGGCACCCGCTAACCAATCAGCCCGCTTCTGATCTTCAACTTCATAGGTTTTTTGTTGCTCGGCTAACATATTATTTAGTTGTGGGTTCTCTTTTTGACCAGCAAGAAGCTGAGCACGTTCCAAGTAACGTTGCTGTTCTCTTGCCGACTTGCCCATACTTTCTTCAATCGCTTTACGTTTTTCCGACTGCTGAGCAATGTATTTATCAGCCTGGTCTTGCATCTTGTTTAAGCGTTCTTGCAAGGTAACTTCATCACCCACTAATGCGAGCTTTTCCTTTTGAGCAAGAATATTTTCTTTATTTGATAGCAAAGACTTTTCGGCATTAGTTAATCGGCGTGTCAATTGCGCTTCTTCTAGAATTGCAAATTGTGCCTGCTCTTTTTGAAGATCCTTGCGTTGTTGACTGATAACATCATTAGCGCTTTGATGTTTTTTAAGAATTTCTAACTGGGCTTGTAATGAGAGTAAATCGCGAGAAGCTTTTTCCTCTTCACGATCGCCAGCAGAAACTTTATAAGGTTTGATTTTAGGTGGTTGGAGTGGTTTGTGATCCCTCCATCGACGATTGATTTCCGTTTCATATTTTTTAAATTCTTCTGTACTTAACGTCCATTTTTTTGCCTCTAATTGAGCTAGTTCCTTGTTTCTTCTAATTTCTCGATCTGCATATCTATTCTCTAACTCATCTCTTATCCTTAACCTATTTACTTCTAATTGCTCATTATTTTTTATAGCTTGAGCTTCTTTTTCCGGTTTTTCTAAATCATAGAGTTGCCCCCTCAGTTTGCTTAAATTAGCCTTAACATCCTCAACTGTTTGCCCTGTTCTGTCATGATGTAGCTTCACGGTAAATGGGTTTAACTGAAAATTAACTAGCATTTCTTCGTGTTCACGGATCTCATCTTGTAAAGAGCTTCCGAGCTTAAAACGAAGTACAGCATCTTTAGCCTGATTAGTCGCATTTTTAATGCGAACCCAGGCATCTTCTATTGTTAGCAGTTTGTTAGGTATTTCATTAGCACCGTCATTAATAGATTGTGCATAAGCATCAATTGCCAATCGTGCTGCTTCGGTTTTATTACCTTGCAATTCGAGCGTTCTGATTTGCTCTAATTGGGATGCTGTGAGATGGTGATTCGCTTTTTCTAATTCAAGCGACATTTGAAGCGGTTCATCTTGCAAGCGTTTAAACTGATCAATCGTGGTATCAATCGCCTGCCCTGTGATGTAATTCATCTGTGCGGCCGCTTTTGAAACACGGGAAATCTCATTATTTGAAAATACGCCTGTACCGACAACACTCGAAATGGATGATGCCATTTCACCACGCGTAATACCGCCACCCGCAAGGGTTCGCGCCATTTCATTTAATTGGCTCGCGGATTTATTTGCGTAGTTACCCGTTAATATCAACTGCTTGTTAAATTGGGAAAACTCTCTTTCTGCATCATAAGCTAATTTTGCAACGCCCGTTAAACCGGCAGTAATTCCTCCCCAAATACCACCACGAACCAGTGAGCCCATATTAAAGGAATTAGCAATCCCCTGAAGACGACCAGATAATGACTTACTGTTTTTATCAAACTCTTTAGTTTCTTTGTTCGATTCAGATAATCGACGAATATAGATCTCGGCTGAAGAACTGACGCCAAGTTGAGAAGCTTGATAACGCAACATTTGTTCACGACTTAAATTTTGAGTAGCGACTTGCTCCTTTAACCGCTGAATAAACCGTGTTTTTTGTTGTGTTAGAGACTCTTCTTCTCGGCGTAATTTCATTGACTCTGAAGTAATAGCAGAAATAAGCACCTGATAATCGCGCTGATGGATGGTGCCTTTCTTCACTTCTTGGTTTAACTGAGCCTGAATGGCTCTTAACGCTGATGCACTACCTGATAATCCTTTAACGGCTTCGATTTGTTTGTAGTATTTTTCAGTATTCGCATCTTGTTGATCTTGTATCGCCTTTATTCTTGATTGAGTGACATTTTGAATTTCGGCAAACTGCTCACCTGTAATTTTGAGCTTGTCATAAGCCTTTGTTGATTTATTTAAAACCTCAGTGAGTTGTTCGAGTGCATCTCTCGTTTGCCCAACACTTTGAGCTTGCTCTAAAAAAGCATCTGCTTGTTTGCGTGATTCAATAGCTGAACGCGCTTCTTCCTGTGCGATCCGCTGATAATAATCAGCCCGTTGTTGCTGGGAAATTTCTTGTTGATTGTTAAGTTCTTGAAGAGACTGCGCAGTACTCTCTGCTGAACTGCGAGCAGATTGCGCTTGTTGTTCAACCAGTTGAGCCATACGTCGTTGACTGGCTTCGGCTTTTTCTGCGGTTTCTTGCAGTTGACGTTCAACACGCCCCATTTGCTGGCTGAAATCTGCTGTTTCAGCGCCTAAATTAATCGTGAGATCCGCTATTTGTTGGCTCATATCGTACTCCGCCCGCTATCCCTTCACTGACCGCCATCATAGTCTCATCGTCCATATCAACAGCGGGTTTTCGTAACAACACGCTAAAATCCTCTGGCGATAAATTATCACTGCCACCAAAAACACTGGCGACAGTGAAGTTAAGTCCAGAAAAAGCATGATCAATGAGTTGGAGAGTGAAGGGAGTTTCATTAAAGAAGTGTAACCAATCAGCGAGCTCGGTCGCTGTCATTTCGCTGAGCATCCTGCGCCAATCCGCGCGTTTAAATTCATGTGACAAACGCAGGATAAATTGATGTTCACGGGCAACTACTTTTCCAGTGACTCTTCCTGTGTATCACTGTGAATATTTTCATTTTCCGCGCTTTCAACTTGTGCCATCCCGCTAATCACCAGCACTTCTTTAGCTGCAAGAGCAAGTGCTTCAGGATTCCATGTAGAAAGAACATCATTGTAAATTAGCTCAACATCACCCGATCCACCGTGCGCTAATGAACGAGACACTAACCAGGCATTTGATTCTGTATTTGCACGAATAATCAGGGCTGTTTTTTTAACGCCTTCCACTTTTTCAATATCGTCGTTTTTTTCTGATTGCTCGACTAAAAAATCAAAGTATTCAATGCGTTGAAGTGCTGATAATTCATACAACGCAACAGAATTACCGCCGTAAGTAAATTCTTTTTTATTTAAAAACATACTGTTACCTTTTATTCATCGTCTTTTTTAATAACGGGCGCACTTTTTCCTTGCTCTGACGCTGATTTAATTTCTTCAGCAAGAGCTGGACGACCACTATTAGTGATCTTAATCGTGCGGGTGATCACTTCTTTTGCGGGTACCGTTTTTCCCAGCGAACTTACCCAGCCACGATAAATATCGACTGCCCCATTCGGATAACGAATACGATAGTGGCGAACATCTCCCAGTTGGAACCAATCAACCAGATCTTTTTGTCCTTGCTCACCCGGTTTCCATGCCAGCGTAATATTGGCTTCACCTGCTGATTTTTCCCCCTGAGCTGTTGCTTTCCAATCCGCATCTTCATCGTCAAGATAGGTATCGTCATAACTGTCCGCGGTAATTTCACCCGGCTGTAACTCTTTAATTTTTGCCAGTCGCGTCCAATCCGTATCATCAAACGGCGCTTTTAATGGGTCTTCGGTACCGCTATAAATCCAAAGCGTGGTACCAGCACCTTTTACGGGTGCTAATGGGTTTGGTGTAGGCATAATGATTCCTTTTACATTGAGTAACTAATTTGATAATTGAGATCGACAGAACCCCATAACCCCATTTCTTCATCACGATGGTAGTCGTAGCCGTTAGGGGTCATATTTTCGATAAGATCGGACAGTGCGGGAATGGAGGTCAGTGCGGGATAAATCACAGCTTCAACCCATTTATCTAATTCAGCATCAGGGCTATTCGCACTGAGAAAAACTTCTATGTGAACAATCGCTTGCCAGCTATCTTCATCGAGGTTTTCACCTGTTGAAATAGCATCGGTGATATACACAGCAATCGCTGGGAAGTCGTTTTCATCCACAAAAAAAGGGCGACCATCAAATACTGTCGCCCCATTGGCATGAGGCTCAATCGCCTCTTTAATTGCGTGTCGGATCTGTGTGTGTTTGATCACCAAACCCTCCCTTTTATATAAAGCCGTAATTGTTGCTTTAAGGCCGATGCCATTTCTTTAGGCATATCAGATTCAATAAGCTTCTCTGACTCTTCGGTGTAAGCCGTTGTTAACGGTGTGACGAGCGGAATTTTAACCACTTCGATAGGATAACGACTTTTCCCAACGCGCTGAAGAATATGCCAGCGCCCATTATCAAGCTGTTGAATAAAGGCATTAGGAAAAGAAAATTTGCCCACTTTCAACACACTCCCCGCTCCTTTCTGATTACCTCGTTTTCTTGATAGTTGAACGCGAGCACTACCCAAAGCAATGGCGGGTAAATTACCCCGGTTTATCACTAATCTAGCGCGAGGTGTTTTATAGCGACTGCTCGCACGATTAAGTCGAACACGTTGGCGAATAAGGCGTTGTGGCACTTTCGTTTCGGCTGAAACCCGTTTAACACTATGGCTAATGACACGGCGAGCAACACGATTAATCGCCATTGCTGTGGCTTTCGGTACCATTTCATCATTAATGCTATTCAAGTTTTTGATGGCTTGCTCTAACCCTTTCATATCACCCACCTATTTAATCCAAATATGTGGCTTACCATTAAACTTTTGATATCGCGTGATTTGGTAAGTTTTGCCCTCAATTTCAACAGTATCCTTACGGTCAGGTTGATAGGTTGACGAAAAAATAACATAACTCACCCCATCACCACTCATCGGTCCCAATTCAGGGATAAAATGAGATTCGAGTGCTTGATAAAAAACACCATTGATACGGATGGGAACCCCCATCCGTTCTTCGGTCACGTTATCCATTCTTTTTACCAACCGTTCAAATGGATTCATCGTTTCCTGCCTTATGGCGTACCCGCTGGCGCAAACACATTCAGTTTAACCGTGACATTTTCACTCGATGCATCCGCATCATCCCAAACAACACCAGCAGGTGTACCACCTGTATCCACCACGACATTGTCTTTAACGGACGCCGTCGCACCGGCTTTTAAGGCAATACCGGCTTTCTTGTTCAGCAAGAAAACACCTTCTGAAAAACCATCACCTTTCTCACTAGGTTGAATATCCGTAATCGCAACACAAGCAATAGCGCCAACGTGCACCAGTTGACCACTTTTAATGATCTCTTTTGTGCTATTAACCAGAGCAATTGTGCCACCCTGTTGTACATAATTTTTAGCCATAAAAACTCCTTCCGATGCCGAAGCACCGGATTTTAGATATAAAAAAAGCCCATCAGGGCATCAGGGTAAAACGAAGAAAAAAGACGTCTTATTTACCGGAAACTTTCAGCAGACCGCGATAATCAACTGGTGCTACACCCGCATCAATACGCACTTTTGTGGTGACACCATCGGAAGTAAAGCCTTCAAGCTGATCAATATACGGTACATCAATCCCATTTAAGTACGCTACTTCAATGGTGTCGCTACCTTGACGTGAGGCCATATACCAATCTTTTTCGCTTGCATCATCTAAACGAGGTTCGGCAATAATTTCCGCTAAATCGCGCACTGGGTTAATAATATTGGCATTAACATCCGCGCCTTTCACACTGCCTGATTTAACCACTTGGATAGCTTGTGTTTCCAGTGTGGTCGGTACCAACATAAAGGCAGGGCGAATATTTAGCGTACGATCACCTTCTTTTTGTTGACGCATCGCGGTGCGACCTGCACTGATGGTTTCTACATCCATCCCGCCGGTGATCATGTTTTTATGATCGGCACTAAACAGTGCTTTTTTATCGCTCATTTTTTCATTGTCGATAAGCACCGCATACACCAAATCGCCGACTGTCGCTTTAGCTGCACGACCGAACTTCATTGGCACATCTGTCAGCATGTTCATATCATCATTGATGATGGCTTGACGGGTAATGCTAAATAACTCGCCGTAGGTCGCTAGCGCAATGGTTTCACCTTTATCGTTCAACGTAACGTATTTATACTCAGCACCTTCACGCACTTCACGTAATGAAGGGAATGCCCCCAACCCAACACGATGTACGGTTTTAAAGTCACTGAGTTGCCCTTTTTTCGTCCATTTTTCAAAGGTTTCGTCATTTTCTTCCCAGCCGAGCAAAATCGCTTTATTCGCTACATCAAGCAGGATATTACCGAAATCAGAGGTGCTGTGCGTAAAGGCCATCCCAATCATTTGCATCGGATTATACGTGGACACACCGATGCCACGCTCTGTCAATGATGCACGCGCTAATTCACGCAATGTCATGCTGTTATAGGCGTTATCTTTTTCATAATCCTGATAACCCGCACGCGCCATCACAGAAGCACGAACACTGTCACCCACAATATTGCCGTTTCCTGCGTAAATATGCGCATTACCTTTATTTGATGGTTCAGGATTTTGTTGTTGTGCAACCGTGTTAAGTAATTGCTCACGCGCTTTCTCAACAGAACAACTCGCATCTGCTAAACAGGTGATCATCAAATCATTGTGACGACCACCGAACATGGCAAATAAATCTTTAATGCCATTTAAGCGCGTTTGCTCATCCTTATAGGTGGCGCTAGGCTGTGGCTCTGGTGCTGGCACTGGAATTGGATTAGGTTGTGTAGGACTCGTGGTGTTTTTAGGTTTAATTTGATTTTTAATTGCACTTGGCATAGATGAAAATTCCTCAATTCGTTTAGATGTAAGACTTGCCATTGCTTTTACTGGCTCAATCACTTTATCGGCAAACCCGTGTTCAACACACTCGTCACCATCCAGCCATGTTTCCTGCTCCAACATGGCGGTAATTTCTTCGGTTGTTTTTCCTGTTTTAGCCACATACGCAGGAATGAGTACGTTTTCTAACTTGTCGAGCAAGTCAGCATATTCACGCATATCATTCGCATCCCCCCATGAAACGCCCCACGGTTTGTGGATCATCATCATGGCATTTTTCGGCATAATGACCGTATCACCGACCATCGCAATGACTGATGCCATTGATGCGGCTAAGCCGTCGATATAAACCGTGATCGGCGCGGAATGGTTTTTAAGTTGGTTATAAATGGCGATACCATCAAACACCTCACCACCCGGTGAGTGAATATGCAGATTGATATGGCTGAGATTACCCAGCGAGAGCAAATCTTCCGTAAAGCGTCTTGCGCTAATTCCCCACCCACCGATTTCATCATAAATATAGATATCCGCAGTTTGGTCTTCTTTAGCCTGCATGCGAAACCAGCTTTTTTGATTTGCTGGTCCCGACATTTTAGGCATCGTCATCGATTTCTTGTTGTTTAGCATCTTGTGCCCCTTTGTCATTAGCAGGATCAGTATCAAATACCAGTCCTAATCGTTTATTTTCGTCAATTTCGGTTTTACGACGACGTTTCACATCCGCAGGGTTGCCCCCTTTAGCGCGTATCCAGTCACTTTCTGTTGACGCACCACCACGTAACAAAGTTTTCCATGCCTCAGACTCTTTTTTCGGATCAATCCACGGCATCACAGGGCCACTGTAAACCGCATTAAACAAGGATTTAGCATCAACATCAGGAGGCACGGCGATCACACCACTGGCTATCGCCATTTTTAACCAATTGCGGTACATCGGACGGCTAATACCTGCCACAAAGGTATCTTGAAAAATGTTATAACCTTCAAATGACTCCACCAACTCTTGTCGTTGAGCGCTATACGTACCGTTATAGTCACGAGCGATACTGGAATAACTGCCACGACTGCCTGCAGAAACCGCACGTAATTGCCCATTGCGAAAGGTTTGTAGATTAGGATTAGGCCGGTCTGATTTGATCATGCCGACTTCTTCACCCGGTTTTAATCCGTCGTAAATCATGCCCGGCTGAATATCGATGTTACGTTGTTCATCTTCGTCGTAGTCACCCTCTGGGAAAGAGCCGGCATCCCCTTTTTTGATGTACATACCCAATGAAGCCGCAATACGTGCGGAGGTTAATTCCGCATCTTCATAATCTTTTAACGCACTTAAGCGCATTAAAATCCCCGAAAACAAACTGACACCCCGCGCTTGATGAAGCCGACGAGTGAATTTCAGGTGCAACATATTTTCAGCATCGATGGTTTTGATATCCCCCAAATTGGCACTGAATTGGGGGAGGTTTTTATATACCTGATACCCTGTGGGTCGCCCCCACTCATTGAATTTAATGCCTTGAATAATCTTGCTTTCAGGCATATTCATGTGGATCGGCACGAAGTCAGGCTCTAAGGCTTCGAGCCAAAAATAGATATTGGCTTGAGGTTCTAGCCCTTTGGCTTTGCCTTTGACCAGTTGAGCAAATACTTCACCATCACGTAACCACGTTCTGACCAATAAACGCTCTAACACGGGACGACTAAATTGCCCTGTCACTTCGGGTAGTACTGACCACTCCGCCCAGGCCTGACGAATTTGAGAGGCTAAATCTTCATGAATTTGTCCGGCACCATCGAGAGGTTGTGGCTCAACAATAATGCCTTTTGCCCCGACAATGCGTTCTTCCATCTTGTCGAGAATACCGATAGAGATATCATGATTGTTATCTAGCCATCGCGCTTGCTCGCGTAAGGAAGTACCACCAAATTGCGTCAATTGGTTTGCATTACGATTTTCACGTTTAGCGGGATGAGTGCGAGTGGGTAAAACGGCTTCATAGGCTTTAATTTGTAATCGAGAGCGGAGACGCGAGGCTTGCCAATTTGGGGCGAAATAACCAATGGCGTTGTCTAATAATGTCATCTAAACCTCGCTAATTTATACATTGGATTACCTCGTTTTCGTGATATCAACGCCGATAAACGAGATTCCCAACGCTCACGACCTTTTATGATCTCGTTGAGATTTTCCATTGTCATGGCTTGTCCATTAAAGGTGATGGATTTTCCTTTTAATACCGCCTCTTCCGCTAAACGGTATTGCTCAATCATGTGTTCAATTTCTTCTTTCGTCATATCCAGCCTCCGCTGTTTGATACCGGTGCCCATGCAGATACCGCAGGCGTTTCCTGTTTTTGGGTTTCGGGTGAGGGTTTTATTTCAGGCTCTGTGGCAATATCGGTAATTGGCGGGGATGAGGAAAGCATTACATCAGGCAATCTCGCCCATTTAGGCGGTTTTTCCCAATTAATATTCTCGTACCCTTTTAATATCACCAAGGCATGGGCGTAAACCATCAGGTCAAATGCCTCATTAGCACCTCGACCCGGCTTTTCCCAATGCCCTTTTTCATCACGCTCTTCATACGTCAACTCGTCATAGAACGATTCATCCAGCCAATCAGGGAAATGAATATAATTAGGTCCGACGGTATCGCGCGATAACGCAGAGCTGATCCGGTCTTTGAGTTGATCCGTTTGCAGTAAATAAAGAGGCACATCCCCTTTCGCTTGGGCGCGCCGTTCAGAACGACTGGTGTTATCAGGGAATGATTTGGTGATTAACTTACTGCGTTTATGCCCATCGCCCTTAAAGAGATAGACTTTACGGTGTAATCCCTCTTTTCGACAGCGACGCCAAAATTTATAGGCATTATCAGTAACGCCATCTTCACCACCAGAGTCCACGCCCAACATCATGATTTCCATTTCATGGTGAGGATAATGTTGCAATGGATAGGTTTTCTCTAATACATCCGTGATTAATACTTGCCAATCCTCAGGATAAGAGCCCGGATCAATTCGACGGCATTCACCGTTGTTGTCATAACGTAGGGATTGGGTTATTTCAAATCGGTCAATCACCCAGCGTTCGCCTTTTTCACCGTAACCGACCACCTGAACTACAAAGCGTCGTTTTTTACCACCCTGTACGTCAACGGTGGCAACCAAGAATCGTACGCCATCAGGAACAATCAATTCGCCTAAGTCTTCAACACGATTGATTAATTCATCGCTCCGACGTTGCTCTTGTGCTGTGCGCGGTAAATAAGGCAAGCCCCAGTCTGTATTGGTGACCGCTTTTAGGGTTTCTTCACTGCCGGTTAATTCGTATTCTTGTTCTGCAGTCAGTAATTTATAAACTAACTGAGACAACGTTTGATAAGCCGCAGCAGGCCCTTCCATCCAAAAAGAGGCAATACGAGAACGACGCCCTGTTCCTGATACTTTCCCTTGCTTATCAATGGACTGCCCTTCAATCAACCATACTCCTTTATTATTGAGTTCCCTTTTTTGATGGGGCTCGATGCGACCTAAACAGTGCTGACATTCCACATACGCAGATTCACTCGCTTCTACGGGATCTGGATTATCACGATACCCCTTTACCGCATCATAAATAGGCTGAAAATATTCATGGCAGTGAGGACATTGCCAGTACCAGCGACGGCGATCCCCCCGATTATAAAGCGATAAAATGCCGGTTGTGGGCGGAGCTTCGTGAGGAGATAAACGACTCCATTTAGTATCAGTAATATCACGCCCCGGAGAACTTTCCACTAGCGTCATACCCGCAGACATAAAAGTGGTTGTCCGTTTTGAGGCTAAAGAAAAGCCATCTCCTTCACCGTCAATATCTTCTGGAAAACGGTCATAATCGGTAAGTGCCACACACTTAAAGTCAGATGAGGACATCACATTAATCGATGGCCACCCCATTTTTAGAAAACTGCCCGATAAAAAGTATTTATCAAATACGTTATTGTCATTGCGACGAGGGCTGAGTTGTTTACTGACTTCAGGACTGCAACGAAAGGTGCGAGAAAGCCGTTTTTTACTGTGCTCTTGTGCTTTATCTTGCGTCATTTGCACCAGTAACATATCAGAAGGGTCACACACAATATTATAAATCACCCAGCCATCAATCAACCCAACCGTCTTTCCTGTTCTCGCAGGTCCCACAAATATCACTGCATCATAGAGCCGTGACGATAAACAATTCATAGGTTCAACAATGTAAGGAGATACCGCCGGATCCCAAGGAACAGAGTTACCCGCACCTACTGGTACTCGCATATATTTTGCCACGGCATCCGCAACTGGCATTCGCCTCGGTGCTTTGATGAGTTGTGCCACATTTTTTCTTAATGTGGTTGCTGACACTGTTGCTGTCATAACTCATCCTCATCACTCTCTTCGCCATCCGATTGATCACTTAAAACTTGATGTGCTATCTGGTCGCGCAGATCATCAATAATACCTTGAACACGGGATACGGCTGTCGGTGTTAATGCGCAATCACGCTCTAATATGTCAGGTAACGTTTCCAGCACTTGCACCATCGCTTTAGCCAGCGCTGAATATTCTCGTGCAACATCTGAGGCAGGCAATAACTCCCCCACTTCTTGCTCAAACTTCAAACGCTCCCGCTCAGACTGATACCACGCCTTCCGATCTTGAGGCAACATTTCCTGATTATCGACAGGGGCTGGCGCCTTCATCATTTCAGATAAAATATCAGTGAGTGCGTAGAGTTTTAGATTTGAGCTATTGCCTGCAACAGGCTCTAAATGATTAAGACGAGCGGAAGCAGTTTGCCGATGGACACCAGAAAGTGCAGCTATCTGGCTGATATTGAGTTTTAGGTGTTTGAGTTCTTTGTCCATATTTCATTTGTTTTATTCCACTCCCGGAAGATAGATTTGAGCTTCATTAATAATTCGCTCTCTTGCCATTAGCAGTAATTGTTTTCTACCACCAACTCCCCAATTAGCCATTATCCTTGCACAGTTACTGACGTTTTTAGTTTCAGCATTAATGACATGATCTAGCTTGTTCAATTTAGACATAACATCTAAACCTTTTCTCGTCGCATCTTTAAACGTGTTGTAGACAAGAATTTCAAACTCAGGCTTTAACCAAGCTGCATATCGAATAACAACTAACTCTAAAGCCCACACACCATGATTAAGCCCACCGTTAATGACTTTGACCGCAGTGCATTTTTGCATTGCGCTTAATTTTTCTACAAATGTCTTAACTTGTTTGCTTCTCAAAAATTGGCTTGGCTTTTGATTCTCTCTGGCTTCGCCATTTGCCACGGCTGAGGCATGTAAATCATTTAGGTTATATCTTCCCTCATCATCAACACGAACAGATACACCATTAATACTGACTCTTGGATATTGCATAACGTATTACCTTCATTTGAAATGAACCCTCGTTCACATAGAAAATCAGCCCGTCGAAGCTCGCCAGCTATAACTGACTTCCTCGAAGGCTCATATCAAAGTGATTGGATCCGACGTTTTAATGATTGCGCTGTGAATGCGCAGTGAAATGAGATGTAGAACAATAAAAATGAGAGTTAAAGATTTGAGCTAGTGATGAACAAAAAACAAGCAAATTCATCACTGTTATTTTTTTAACATATATTTATCAAATAATTATACTGGTGGTGACGACCGATAAAAATTGAAAAATGAGCCGTTTCCCGCGTGCGCGCCGCCCCGTGGAGAGGGTACCCCGCTGGGAGTACCTTTTGAATTATGTGTAACAAAATCAATTTATTATGATTAAGGTTTCTTTGGTGGCGGGGTTGGATTCTTAATCTCATGCTTGGGCTGATACCCACTAACCCCACAATCAATTCGTACTCTCGGCATACCTTTACCATATCTAGTACGAACAGCCTGCTCCAGCTGACGTTGTTCTGTTTTGCCGATTCTATCGGGAATACATAGAATGACTGATTCCATTTCAGCGATATCTTGAACTATATCCTTATAGTGCTTATTTACTACGGCCTTAGTTTGCTCGTTTAAGTCGCCAGCTTGCTTAATTAATAGTAATAAAATGAATCTAGCCAACTTATCTTCATAATGTTGTTGCATTCTTAGCCCCTTTACTTCTGACTGCACCACGTTCTTTTATTTAGCTCGTTCGTAAGTTTAGCCCACGCATAACGTTCAATTTCTCGAGCCTGCATTAGCTCATTGATGCCTGCATCTTGTCGATCAGCTCGCATACGTAAATCAGCTAGCTGAGCATTGATGTCATGCTCTGACTTATTACTGACAAGCACACCTTTGAATTCAGCAGAATTAATAAAGGCATCTTTAATAAAAAATCCACCAGAAGATTGAGAGAAGAATTGTGGAATTGATTTAGGTTTCACCCCTACATCTTGCATCAGTTGCTTAATACGATTGAGGTGTTCTTCTAACTTATCTAACTCAGTAGTATCTACTGAGACTTTGTAGGTCAATTCACCTATTTCTTTTTTGGGATAATTGATAGCTATCTTTTCAGGAGCATCCTGACTACCAATCACAAACTTTAAATTCCCACTCTGATCATAATAACCCTGATGAGAATTGTTTTTTATATAAACAGAACCATCATCATTAATCGTTATATTCATTTACTTTCTCCAATAAAAAAACCACCAGTTATTAACTGATGGCTATCTAAATAAACTCTATCAACGCCACTCAATGAATGACGTTTGTAGAACTTATACATAATTACTCTATTACCTAATCATTGATGCTTGAGTTTTACGTAAATAACCCTCATTAACATTTCACAACAATCTTTTTAAATGAGGAATACTATATGTCTAAACAAATTTACAAAATGACCAGCATTAGTGAGGCCGAGAATAAATTTGGATACCTGTGTACTTCAAGCAAGTCTGGAACTCCGAAAAATATCTTAACGCCAAGAGGAGAACAGTTAGCGTACCTTGATGAGAAAAAGAATATATATGTCGTAGTTAGTGTACAAATAGATCTCAGTATCCCTCCAAATACCACAAGAAAGGACATTTTTAAACTTAATGATGAGCAAATCTTTACTATATTGCTCCTTGGGAGCGTTTAGTTGATACACTCCGTTCTAATGTAATCCTGCAACCCTTTAATTATTTGCTCTGACTGTGCAATTCTCTCTCTGAGTAGCCAATAATTTCGGATAGCGGTGTCAGTAGGTCGGGCGGTGGTTGCATCATCCATGCTGGAGGTGGAATTACTGGTGCTCTTTGGACACTCGGCTTTGATGTACACCCGCTCAGGATGACGCTCACTAACATCATGCAAGCGACTAATTTCAGACATTGCATTAGCAAGCTCCTGTTGATGATCACTATCGAGTTTATTTAACTTATCAATACGCTCTTTATAATTACTATTAATATTAATTTGCTCTGACAAATTCTTGCTGAGTAATTCATTTTCGTTACTCAGCTTTTTTATTTTTGCATTTGATAAACTTAATGCCATTAATAGAGCACTTAAAAGTAGGAGAAAAAACCATGGGATATATTTACTCATAACAACAACCAAGCATCTTCAAAGACTTTATCTGTGTAAGGTTGATAACCCAACTCAACACCTACGATTGCTTTTGCTAAAGAAATAGCAACTGGCTTTGATTGAGTATCTATCTTGTCATTAATACCAACACCAATCTCTTTTGATGCACGAATAATGTAGCCATTCGTGTTGTTCTCAACTGGCGGTGCATACTTATTAATGATTGCTGATACTGAGTTCAAACCATATTTACGTTGATAGGTTTGGGTTAACTTATAAATTGCTCGGATGCCGTATTCTGGTGACTCAAAGACACAGAATCGAGGGTTAGGCACTCCTGTTTCAATACCAACTAAACCTTCCCATTTATTATGGGGGTTATAGTCAATATTACCCGGATTGTTATTGCGTTCACCGCGAGCTACCTTTGTCATGTCTGACACCTCTGAATATTTGCATTATGTTTCCACGACTCAATAAGATGAGTACGCATAGCGATAAATTAATGCCGACTTCAAATGGGTCAGCATGAGAATAATCATCTGTTAAGATCCGCAGTGGTACCGAACCCAATAAGATAATTAATACCCACGCAATAAATGACGCTCCGAATTTATATTGAGCACCATTACGTCGATAATTAATGAGTCGAATGACTGCGAGTAAACAAGAAAAGAAATTGATGTAAATCCAAAACATTGAGATGGTCATCTGCCACCTCCTCTGAATTTATCTATCAGATTATTAATAAATTTATTTATTCCGTCAGTCATTGCACCCGGCTTTGATATTGAGACTAAAACACCCACCAGCCCTGCTGACGAAAACATTGCCCCTACTGATTTATCAACATCACGGCCACCGGTTATATCGCTGAGAATACCCGACATAAAATCAGCGCCATAAATACCAATAAGGAAAGCAACCGCGAAATAAGTCCAACGCTTTAATAGACGAATATCATGAGCAGATAAAACAAAAATAACTGCTCCCGCAAACGCCCCAATAACAACGCCAGCGTCCATACCAGCAAACAGACCTACAATTGAAACGCCCGCTAGCGATGCTGTTGTAGTGCCCGTTAACGGCTCATTCATGTGTGTAGTCCTGTTATTTGGTTAAAAAGGTGCAGACACACAGCGATTGTGTGAAGTGATTAGTGTGTGATTGATACTGTGGTCTGCGTATTTAGGAAAGGATAATTCTGGCGAAATTAACTCCACCAAACTCATTTAGCCGTTCATAGAGAAATAGCCTCTTGCACGTCCTGTGCTGATAGACTTTATTATCGTATTTTTTAAATAATTTAGTTCTTCTCAAAAGAGCGAGAAAATAATCAATATTGTAGTCATGGAGGATCACATCAATATAACCATCGCCATGCTTTACACATTCGCCAGACTCAGCCATTTGAAATATTTTTTTAGCCGAATTATATGTACTGGCTTTTTTCTCAGCCCTTTCAATAACAGCCTTTCTTAATTCTTCTGCTATATACCGATCATTGATTACTTTTAAATTATTAATCGTCATATCAGCCTCTAAACGAAATAATGTGAACCATCCGGAATTACCGGACAGTTGAGCTTGTAAGTAACTCTTACAAGTTCGTTTTTATTTCTTGCTCTGTTTGTTCAAAGCGCTCTTTCTCAAGCTCAACACCCAAAACCTTTCGATTAAGTTTTAGTGCTGCTTTCAGAGTTGCTCCTGATCCCATAAAGAAATCAGCAACCAGATCCCCCTCACGACTACTTGAGCGAATAATGTGCTCCATCATGGTTGATGGTTTTTCGCAAGGGTGCTTGCCGGGATAGTATTGAACAGGAGGATAAATCCACACATCAGTGTAAGGAACATCAGCAGTCACAAAGAATGGGCGTCTTAATAAACCATATTCTTTTATTAACTCTTGGTAGTCTTTTTGTAATGTAAATTGCTCTTGTTCTAACTCACTAAAGTGGCGAGATAACGGTGATAGTTTTTCTTGTTTATCAGCAATGCGTGTAAACAGTGCTTGTAACTTTTTATAATCTTCTTCGCCGGGTAATTGCCACTGGCTATTGCTAAACCAATGACTGCACATTTGCTTACCTGTTACCTGGTCTATTTCTTTTGAACTTACCTGCAGTGCTAAACGAGCATTTCTAAAATAATCAATCAGAGGCGTAAATACGTTCTGTTTTAGTTCTTTGCATTTTAAAGAAAATTCAGAGTCTTTAACTGTGACTGGATTTTGATAATGTTCAGCAAAGAGTATTCGCTCTGTTGAAGAAGAAAATGCGCGTAGACTTTCTTTATTTTGTCGTCTCCATGACCCTGATGGCTTAGCCCAAATGATATGGCTTAATACATTAAATCGCCCACGAACAAGCAACTCAGTATCGGATGCCAATTTAGAGCCACAGAATAAATACAAACTGCCATTGGGTTTTAATACCCGCCAGAATTCAGCTAATACCTCATCAAGCCAAGACAGATATGCCTCAACACTATCCCACTGATTATCCCATTCACACGATTTCACTCTAAAGTAAGGTGGATCAGTCGCAATTAAATCAATGCTATTTTCGGGTAGTGTTTTCAATACAGAGAGTGCGTCATCGTTAAATAGTTGCATCAGAAGTCCTTTTCTACGCAATAAAAAAGCCGATGACCGTTAAGCCACCAGCTTTATAAATTCTTTATATTTTTTAGGCTGTACGCATATAGCTATTTCCTTGCTTTGCGACAAACCCTGCTATTTCAAACTGAGTTAATAGAAACTCGCAATTTTCATTACTTAGCCCAGTTTGATTTGAAATTACTTGTACTGTTTGCCAATCATTTTTTGAGATTATTTCAAGTACACAACTTGCCTGCGTTGTCATATCACACTGTTTTAACATGATATTTTATACCCTTGGTCAGTTATTGTGCATAACTACACATGTAACTCTTACCAAATAGAACAGCAAGTCTTATCTTCTTTTTAATAACAAAAAACCCCGCCGAAGCGAGGTTTATTTAATTTAGTGTGGTTGAGTAATAAATATCCCACTATGAAAAGACTTTAATCCAAGTTCGGACAAAATACAACCTTTATCTGTATATAAAACCAGTTAATTAGTAACTTGGCTAAATACTACTTCAGCGTTGCTTTCTTCACTAAAACATTTACTAATTAATTGCTCATAAAATGGCTTCCAGTTTCTACGCCATGTTCTTTCATTAAGTTCTGGTAATAATTTACTAATAGCTTGATATGCTACTGAGGAAGGCATTCTTTTATATCCGCGCCCAGCACAACGAGGACACTCTTTAAATACAGGTACACCCTGTAATTCAGTTTGCTCTTCGTCCAAGACTTGTCCTCTCCCGTTACAACGACATCGATGCGTAATAATTCCTTTTCCTCCACACATTTGGCATTTATCACCAACCAGTTCATTTTTAATCACTGGCTCCATAATCACTTCGCCATTCAATTTCATAATGCCCGGATATTTAATGACGTCTTTGTGGCTATAAATAAGCTTTTTACCTTTGCAACTAGGGCATTCACACACCGAACCTGCTGAACGAGAATAATCTTCAAACGCCATTTTTGATAAAATAACTAAACAATAGCCTAGTTTATTACCAGCTGACTTAGCTACCAGGCGTGGCGTTACTTTTAATGCGTATTTTGTTAGTTGTCCAACGGCGTTGGACTTATCCTCTTCGCTCACGTCATTCTTAGCAAAAAACGCAGACATGCCAAATTTAGCACGATGTTCCGTCATGCCAAGTGCTCCAGCAGTATCCATCCCTTTCATTCTATCGGGATCTGTACAATTCGGCGTATCGGTGATCATCGGTGACTTTGGATAAAATTGTTTTAATGCTGACTCTAGTTTCATGCTAATACTCCTCGTGCCGTACACACGTTAAATAAATGCACCGATACCTAATGAACGGTTTAAAAAATGAAATAACAATTCGAGTTGATTACCGTGAGTGGCTTCCCATTGTTTTGGGTCACGGTGTAGCTCGTCATGGTGAATGCGACACAATGGAATAGTGAATAGGTCGTGAGCTTTCATTGCCATTCCTCCCATACCATGACCGATGATGTGGTGCGGATCATCAGCCTGTTGCCCACACACGCAACACGGTTGAGTCTTCACCCATTGCAACCATTGGGTATTTTCCCAACGTTGCATTTTAGGTTTAAGAAGAAATGACGCTGGTGGCTCAGGATCAACAGCAACTTTAATAATCGGCTTTATCGCATCTAAACGCGCATTCATTGCGGATAGTGCCGTTACGTTACTTGGGATAATGTCAGATTCAGGGAAACCACCATGAACTCTGCGTTCTTCTTGTTTATCTGACCAGTTTAAAATCTGGCGCAATATCGCTTCGGGTAATTCATCGACCAAGTTATGCATAACTGCAAATGAGAAAAAATCAGGAATAGTTAGCTGGTGGCCATCATCTAATCTCAAACGAAAACGAATTGTGTCTAACATCCAATTGATACGATTTTTATGAGCTAATTCAGCAACCCACCCAGCAGATGAATTTCTAATATGGTTATCATGATGCCAACAAGTGCGGATCACCCCAGCCTCGTGAAAAGTCGTCACTAACTCATGGTGATGGTAATTATCTTCATCGTTATTAATCTGACAGCATTGAATATGACGAATAACCCATGTATCCATTGGCGCCACTTTATCGATGGTGTGGATTACTTTTTTACTATTGAGAAATTGGACGATGTGCTTATTGTTTAAAATAGGCTGTTCATCACCTGTTAATGCACCTGAGGGCAACACATCTAAGCTTTTTGGCACATCACTAATGATCACACGATGGTGCTTCTTAAATTGCTCGAGTAATTCAGCACCTGGTTTAAGTAGTACAACACCTAGTTCTGGTTGAATATAGGGTGTTAATAATAATTTCATTAGATGATATCCCCTACTTTATACTCAGCCCATAGCCCAGCGATCCACTTCACGCCTTTAGCGGTAAACCGTGATTGTGCAAATGAATGGTTATTGGTTTGGTTAGTACCCGTCTTTATCTCAAAGCGACCAAGATCGACATGAGTTTGATAAGGCGTAAATGTATTATTCAGGCGATACATGATTTTCTTATCGATTAGAAAACAGCGAAAATCCGTTTCTTTCACCTGCAGTAATTTGCACACTTGGCGAAACGTCATAGAACCCGTGGATAAAACATAATTATCAACAAACTGAGCCTTAGGTGTCGCAATCGCCAATTCACTTTCCAGCTTTTGTTTTTCTTCTGCTAAGTCTGCAGCTAATCGCAATGCCTCTGGTAATGTTTGAGGAATGAGAGGTTGCATTTTTGACTCTAATTCCTGCCAGCGATCGACAATTTTCGCTGTGAACTGAGGTGATAATCGAGCCACCAGCACTAAAGAGTCTCTTTTATTAAAACGATATTCAGTATATTGATTGCCGTTATGCTCAAAAGGGAACTCAGCCAATGGCTGGGTTAAAATTTGAGCAACAAAAAGCCTATCTGCAGAACGTTTAACATCTGAGTGATTACTGCCCGTTAAACTGGCAATCTCCCTGCTAGACATGGTTAATTCGCGATTCATTGCGGGTAATGCTGAAACTTCCATTGTTCTTTGCATCATGCTATTTCTCTCCACTTTTACTCGTGACCGTACATCACGTTATTAAATGAGCGGATAGTGATTTCTAATTTTCCACCCTTTACGACTTTCATTAACATCACATCCATATGTTTCACTTGCTGATCATCTTCCCAAACACCCGCATGTGTTAATGCATCAAACGGGGCTTTTAAAAAGTTATCAATATCTCTGCGCTGTTTTGTTGGTGGATATAAACGAACCAGGACAGAGACATTTTCTTTAATTGCTTTAGGTTTTCGTTTTAACTGCTCATATACAGAAGCAATGGTGTTAATTCGAAACTTACGCCCTTTTTCACTGATCAGCGTTCTACCCTTAATATTTCTCCAGTATGAGTTAACACTAGGTGGAAATGGCAACGTGAGCATAAGTTCAGACATAAGTCCCCCACAACCCAATAGCCAGCATGAGAACGAACCAAAAACCTATAAACAGCGCGTATTTAGTTAGCATCGTTTACACTCCTTTTATCCCAAGCTTTCAGGGCTTCGTCCGCGTTATTAGCAATAGGACCTCTTGCTCCACATTTCTGACAGCGAGTGAATGTATTGATCATCACCTGCATGACTTCCAGTTTTTTAGAATTACAGAATGGACAGCTTTTATTGTTCATTAGTGATTACTCCTTACTGCTCTGACTAACGAATCGTAGGGCTCAGTTGGTAATTTCCCCATGAGTGCAAAATTAGAAGTGGCGTGTTTTACCCATTTGATAGTTGGCAAAGCACATTTTTTAGCTTTCTGAGTATTCAACTTTTCAATGTAGACTGACTCACCTGATTTACGTGATTCTATTATTGCTGAATGAACTCTTTCTGCCTCTTTGGTTACTCTGTAACGTAATGGACGTTCTTCACTAATTCTGACTAATGCACCTAAAGTCCAAAGATGCGCCAATGCTCTTGATGCGCCAGCTAAATTAGTGTCTAAATCACGAATAACAATGTCGCGATTAACTTCTTCACCCACTTTGTACAATGCTAAGATTTGCTCTGTGATTTTCATGCAACACCTCTCGATACAAGCCATTTCGCTTGCTCAATAAATGTTTTGCCGATCTGCTCTAGCTCACTACGTTGAATGTAATCGAATTTTTTACCCGTCCATGTTTTCTCGAAAACAACTATTGCCCCAGCAAAGAATGCACCGGTTGGTTTCTGTTTTTCATCTTCGGGAACAAACCACTCAGGAACATCAAAACCAATACGTCCACGAATAAAACAAACGTGATCCGCTTCTTCTGGCCACCATGTTTCTGATGTAGCTGCTTTTAATAAAAAAACATATCGACCGTGTTTTTCACGCATAGCTAATGCATGACTAATGATGTGACCAACACCTGTTAAAGGTTGACCTTCGTGATATGAACTACGTGAGTAAGGAGGGTTGCCAAATGCTGAACCACCGATTTCTTTCAGCTTTTCTGACCAGTCTTGAGTGAGCGCATTATCTTCCGCTGTGTAGAAGTGTGGGCATTTACTGTTTTGACCATCAGTGAATAAATCTAAAGTAAACGGTCCATATTTAGAATTGATGCCATAGTAAAGGTTATCTGGTGATCGCCATTGGTCACCAATTTCTTTTAATTTATGAGCAGATTGGCTTTTTAATTCTTGTAATTTCAGTGCGTAATCAATCATTGCTGAGCCTCCTGCGCAACTTGCTCTGCTACCTGTTTCCAAATGCCACGCCATGCAGATAATCCAGCAACATCACTCATTCGCCCTAGTCCATTTTTTCGAGCTTGAATTGCTGACAACTCCTGAATTTTATTTTTAGGTTTCCAGCCCGTACTGAAAATTAAACGGAATGTCTCATCACGCTCAACAGCATCAATAGTGATTTTTTCTTCGCCCGCTAAACGCAATGTGACGTTATCCCACTGCTCTCTTAGTTTTTGAGGGCATTGAATATTCTTTTTCCAGAAATCATCTTGAGTAATACGCTTATAGAGCTGACAAATTTCTTTGTGTGAGCGCCCGTCAATCGTGCTCATTAAGCGAATATCATTAGCCCATTCCGTGAAATTAGGCTCTTTAGGTGCTTGAAGCCCCATATCTTCGAACACTTCACATTTGCGAGCGAATAACCACTGAGCACATTTTAAATCGTCAGCTGAACCCCATTTTTGGAAGTTAGGGCTGTAAATCACTGCTTCTGGATAACGAGTTAAAAAATCATTTTTCGGCTGGTCGCTGGATTCGTTAGAATTCTGCGACGAAAGGTCTTTAGTGATCTGTAAGTTTTTATCTGAGTTAAGATCTGTATAAAGATAGGATTCCTCACTTTCGACGTTTCCATGATTCTGCATTTCTGCGGTTTCCATTCCGCAGTTTCGACGTTCCGATTCCTCACTTTCGACGTTTCCATTCCTCATTTTCGACGTTTCAGAAATAGACGGGAAAATCATAGAGATAAGTTTATTACCATCTATCTTGTAGTGAGTAACAGGGGTACCGTTAACCTTTTTTGTCTTGGTTTCAATCACACCAGGGAAATACTTCTTACGTAATTTATCAACGAGGCGTCGAGCTTGCTCTTCACCAGAAAGCCCGTGAATTTCTTCTGCCAGCTCTTCATGGCTTTTATAGAACCAACCATCATCAGCACTTGATGAAACGCCAGACCAGAAGACAAGCTGATTTAAAATTGCAGACAAGGCGTGAGCTTGTTGATCACCTTTGAAAAAATCTAAATAGGGAACAGGAATAACAATGACGTTTTTCTGCCCTGACATAGCTTGTACAACATCAAAAATAGTCGTCATAGCAACGCCTCACTTAACTCTGGTGTATTTCTCTTTAAATCGTTGCAAGGGTTCACATTGCGGATCGTCACAACCATCAAGCATAAAAATAACGCGCTGTTTTTCTCTGTCATAACGAACAACATGAACAACGATACCCCTGTGATTTTTGTAGTAGCGATCAAGTTGTTTTGGGTTCTCATTGTTCATTGCCCACCTTTAATCCACGATTCAAATTGAAATCATCTACCAGCCAACGCATAAATTGGTAGTTTGTTTCTTCATAGCCTTCTGGTACTTTAATTTCATAGACAAAACGACCATCACGCATTGAAGCCCGTACTTGCGTACGGCATGCTAAGTTTGATAATCTACTCATGCTAATTTCTCTTCACACAATTGAAATTTGCAAACCGAAGCCAGAGGCCGTACACCTTTGGCTTCACCCTTTCTGGATATAGCCATCTTTAATTTCTCTTTTGATGTAACGAAACAAACGCATTCATAAATGTGCGGATCTGCGAAATTAAACCATCCAACATCATTTTTATCTTTTGCTCTTCTTCGTTATCAATAACGCCATCAGCCAAGCTATCTTTCATGAATAAAGCTAAACGCCCCTGCATTTCGTCAACACCACTACGCAGTACAAACAATTCCGTTTCATCCAGTTCCGCAGGACTAATTCTGTCAACGAGTAAACGATTTGATTCACGAGCGACAAATTCAGCAAATAAAACGGTCTTAGAAATATCTTGCATCGCTAATAGTTCGTTTAAATCAAACGAACGACAGCCGTTTTTCTCATAAAGCTTGTTGTTGAATGATGTTAAAGACAGACCAAGTGCTCCAGCCATTGCCTCACGCCCACCAGCTGTCGCCTCACACATTTCTTTCACTACCTGTTTTATTGATTGGTTACTCATTTCCTACCACCATTGATAAATTCTTGTAGTTACAATTTCAGAGAATAAGAAGTAACTTATTTGTAATTGCTGAACTTCTTCGGATATAAAATTTGCATTTCTGTTAATTCACCGTTGAAAAAAGCAACCAGTCGCTCAGCGACCTCTAATGAGGTTTTTTGGGCTCCTCTTTCAATGCGGCTAAGATTACCTACATCAATTTGAACAGCTTCAGCTACTTTACTTAATGTAAGATTTTGCTTTATTCGCAAAGCTCTTAATGGTGTTTGCATTATACCTCCTAATTTTGCGTTTTAAGCATAATATAACACCAATTCAATTTGCGCAATTTACTTTGCAAATAACGCAAAAAGGATTTGTAATTACGGCATGGAAATAGGAAAAAAAATCAGATCAATCCGCTTAGAGCGGAATATGACAATTGCCGAGCTGGCTAACGCTATTGATAGCGATCCGGGTAATGTATCTCGTCTTGAAACAGGTAAACAAAAATCGTTTACTGAACAACAATTAAGAAAAATTGCTAACGCACTATCAATATCTTTACTTGATTTATTTTCAGATGGTGATAATCATACTGTATATAAACACAGTGATTTGAATCATGACGTAATAAACGAGGATCTTTATAAAGTGCAACTACTTGATATTAGCGCGAGTGCAGGACCAGGTTGCGTGAGAACAAGTGATGTCATAGATGTCATTCATTCCATTGAATATGATACAGAACAAGCTAGGTTGCTATTCGGTTCTCGCCCAGCGAACTCAGTAAAAGTTATCAATGTTCGTGGTGATAGCATGTCGGGTACAATTGAACCCGGCGATCTTATTTTTGTTGATATTTCGATAGATTATATTGATGGTGATGGTATTTATGTGTTTTCTTTTGATGGAAATATACACGTAAAACGCCTTCAAATAGTTCCCGATGAAGTGATTGTTCTCTCTGATAACCCTAAATATACACAGTGGAAAATAAATAGTTCAAATGAGCATAGATTTTGTGTGCATGGGAAGGTTTTAATCAGCCAAAGCCACGAATATAGACGTCACGCATAACAAAACTATCATTTGCATAAATAGCCTGATTATATTTCAGGCTTTTTTTTGTTTGTTAAATTGTAAATTTCGCAAATTAATATTGCGCAATATGCAAATTTGCATTATTGTTATCTCAGAAGCAAGTTTGTATACAAAGAAAATGATTTTTATGTGTGAAGAGAACGTGTGAAGAGAACGTGTGAAGAGAAACAATGGCTGGCTGAGTCTTAAACCATTAACGGGGTGTGGTGATAATGTTCTGCTCAGTCAGCCATTTTTATAAAGTTATTTTTAGGATTGGTGAATGCTAAGGCTGATTAGCAGTGGACACTTAACCCACGCGGATACTTGCACAACAAGACCGAAAGTAGGAAATCAGCACCTACCACCAATCACTAAAACTAACTCAATAAGCAAGGGTACTGGCATTCATCCATGACAGTCCATATCAGGTATCTACTGTAGCTAGTGCCCTTTCTTATTGTGTGAAGTGAATAAACCGTGTGAGGAGAAATAGCGTGTCTCTTTTTAATCAAAAAGCAATGATTGTTTATAACCTAAACAAATCGGTTGATGCAGAGGAGTTAAATAGCTGCATCCAAAATTTCAAATGGGTTGAATGTAAGCCGAGTGATATGTCTACTGTTGGTTTTGTTTCACCTGCATTCAATGATGATTTAATCTTTGAGTGTAAAGGACATTTGTTATTAGCAATCAAGAAAGAAGAAAAAATCCTACCTTCTAATGTCATCAAAAAAGAAACTCAACATAAAGTAGAGAAACTTGAAAGGGAGCAAGGAAGAAAGCTAAAGAAAACGGAAAAAGCTACAATTAAAGATGAAGTCATTTACTCTTTATTACCACGAGCATTTAGCAAATACTCAACTGTTTATATTTGGATAAATACAATCGATCATCAAATAGTTGTGTTTACAGGAACGAGTAAAAACGCAGAGAGTAGCCTTGCTTTATTACGCAAAGCCATTGGTTCGCTACCGGTAACTCCATTGAAATTTGATTCAATCGAAATATTATTAACTAGTTGGGTAAAAAATAACTCCATTCCTGTTCAATTACAATTAAATGGTGAAGCTGAATTAATTGCTATCTTAGAAGAAGGTGGAATTGCCAAATTTAAAAAGCAAGATTTAATTTCAGATGAAATTCTGACTCATATTGAGGCTGGTAAATTAATTACAAATTTATATTTAAATTTTAAAGATAGAATTGATTTTACTATTAATGGTGATTTTATTTTTAAAAAAATAAAATTCTCAGAGCAACTAATTGAAACTAATGACGATATTGATAGAAAAGATGTGTCATTGAGATTTCAAAGTGATTTTTATTTAGCTACAGAAGAATTGTCTAATTTAATTAAGTATTTATCAGATTTATTTAAAAAAACACATTAATTTATTTAGCCAACACCAGGGAAATTTAATCTCGATTAATTCGAGAGGAATTCTTATTACCTAAAAATTGTGTGGAGAGAATATGTCTTATATTGCAACAGCAACAAATAAACATTTCTATTATCTCGATGTACGGATCGAGGATATAGATATTCAAGATATTGCCAGTGGCCTTGCTAATGAATGTCGTTTTAATGGACAGATTGATAATTTCTATTCTGTGGCTCAGCACTCGGTATATGCAAGTTATTTAGTTGCGCCTGAATATGCTTTAGAAGCCCTACTTCATGATGCCAGTGAAGCGTATATCAAAGATTTACCACGTCCTTTAAAAGCTATCTTAACTGAATATCAAATGATTGAGCACAATATTGATTTAGCCATCCGCAAAAAGTTTGGGCTACCTGAAACAATGTCTGATGCAGTGCATTTTGCAGACTTAATGATGTTAGCCACAGAAAAACGTGATTTAGAAATTGATACAGGTAGTAACTGGTTAATGCTTGAAGGTATTCCGACTAGTAATTTTGTTGTCAGTCCACTAACTCCACCGCAAGCAAAAGCCTTATTCCTCCGTCGTTTTAATGAACTTTATAATGGGGCTGAAAATGGCTAACGGATCAGTAAACAAAGTAATTCTTATCGGCAACTTAGGGCGTGATCCTGAAATTCGTTATCTTCCCTCTGGTGGTGCTGTTGCCAATTTAGCTGTGGCCACATCAGAAAAGTGGCGAGATAAACAGACGGGTGAAAACCGCGAAAAAACAGAATGGCATCGTGTCGTTTTGTTTGGAAAACTCGCAGATATCGCCAGTGGCTATTTGTGCAAAGGCTCTCAAATTTATATTGAGGGTCAACTACAAACGCGCGAATGGGATGATAACGGTGTTAAACGCTATACAACAGAAATTGTTGTAAAGGTTGGTGGTTCAATGCAAATGCTAGGTGGTGCTAGTAAACCAGCGGGGTCGCAACTGGCACAGCAAAACCAGCCACCAGCACAACCTCAGGTCCAAAGCAATCAACCACCGATGGATTTTGAAGATGATATTCCATTCGCCCCTATCGGACTCCCCTACCCACGCCACGCTATTTATGTGATTTAACCAAAGGATATAAACATGAAAAAATTATTTGATACCACAGATTTTAATAACTGTGATGTATGTGGAGACGATATGTGCACCATCGCAACAGAAGAAGGTGTTTAATGGCGATAGTGTTACTTGCTGTGGATGTTCAAATACAGGGCAGATAACGGTTGAAGCAGAAGATTGCGCTTATATCGAATGGGATAACCCAAACGACGATTAATCACGGACTCAGTGCAAGGATGCAATGAAGAGGAATGAATAATGACAGCGCAAGAATTAATTGAAATGACACCAGAACAACAACGTGCATTTAATCGCATGAGAAAAGCAGTTAAGGACTTTAAAAAGGCTGGTGGGCGGTTTTATACAGTCTTAGATTCTATTCATGGTCTTAACGGTAATTATGTAAGTGATATCACCTCGCCAGCCGATATCGAACAAGGTGAGTTTGGTACTGAATCTGTTTTTATTCCGTCAGTGTCTAATGCTGGATTTAGCGGTTTTGCTGATGATACTCACATGATAAAGCTAACTGATGAAGGTTTGGCGCTATTGAATGAAGAGGAATGAATATGAAAGAGCGTGGAATTATTTTTAATTCTGAAATGGTGCGCGCCATTTTAGATGGGCGCAAAACTCAAACTCGTAGAATAATGAATAACCAGCCTTGTACACTATCAGGAGAAACTATTTCCGTACTACAGGATGATTTTAATTTCAGATGGGCTGGCGATTTACATAACGATACTAGCGGTTGGTTTCCTTGCCCTCTTGGCAATGTTGGTGATCGCATTTGGGTTCGTGAAACTTTTGCATTACTTGGTAACGAAGATGGGGTTTGTGTCGATTGGAATGACAATATTCTTAAAGCTGGTGAAGAACAAGCGGCAATAATTTATAAAGCCTCTTGTGAGAAAAAAGACGGTGATTATGGTCTATGGTCAATCCCTGATGATGCTGACTGGAAACCTCATACTGATAACCGCAAATACGAAGGAGCATGGCGACCATCAATACATATGCCTCGCTGGGCTTCACGCATTACGTTAGAAATCACCGATGTTCGTGTTGAGAGATTGAATGATATCAGTCGGTCTGATGCTATCGCTGAAGGTGCACCACCAAGCCATCCAACTATTGACGCTATATCGCGTGAATGTGGATTCCCTGATTTTCCCCGTTCATGGTTCGGGCAAACATGGTGGCATATCTACGGAAAGAAAAATTGGCAGGATAATCCGTGGGTATGGGTTATTGAGTTTAAAAGGATTTAATAATGGAAATAAAAGGTCAATTAATTAGTAGTCAGCGTTATTTAAATGAATATGTTGTTTTAGATAAAGTTAAAAGATTTAAAGTGTTTATTGTCGATATATTGCATGTAACTTTAAGAGGTAAGCAATATACATTATTAGTAAATGGGCATCATAATTTAGCAGCTGCAAAAAGGTTAGGGATAAAACCACAATACAGAACACCTAAAAAAATATTAAAAGCATTTAACTCCTGGTCTCAAAGTGAAAGAGAAACTTTTATTATAAATAACCTAACTGATAGCCAGTTATATGATGTAAATACAGGTGAGGTTGTGCAGGAGTTAATGGAACCAGATTTTAATAATATGTCATTTCAACGAAATATAACAAACGGATTAAAATTGTATCAGCAATAACCACCAGCATTAACTAATATCTGTTTAAACTGTGTACGGACAGTGTGGAGAGAAAATATGTACTTTGAATGCATACCGATTTCTATGTATTGCAAGCTATTTGGTGAATCACCTGACGCAATAAATAAACGGTTACAAAGACAATTCTGGCATGAGGGAGTTCAGGTTTTAAAAGTGGAAGGCTCCAAGGAGCGCTGGATTGATGTAACCGAGGTGAACAAATGGGCACGAAAAAACAAGATGCAACATGCCTCCCTAGGGGAGTTGTAATTAGAAAACATAGTGTAGGAGAAACAATCAATATAGCTTTTACATATAAAGGGGTGAGATGCAGAGAACCCCTTTCAAACTTAGAAATTTCAGCGAAGAATATTAAATACGCAGAAAGACTAATAGGTGAAATATATAACAAAATAGAAAAAGGCACATTTTCTTATGTTGAATATTTCCCTAATTCATCAAAAATAAAATTATTTGGTAATAGAAAAGCCGGGCGTAATATAGAAGATTATCTCACAGAATATTTATCAATATGTGAAACTAGAGGTTTATCCCCTTCAACAATTAATGGCTACAAAAAATGCAAGACAGCTTTAAATAAATTGCATAGTGTTTCCGTCTCTGAATTAACACCAGCAATGCTTAAAAATTGGATACAGTCTCAATCTACATCGTTAAAAACAATTAGAAACCAACTGTCTTTTTTAAGAAGTTCGATAGATGAAGCGGTTACTGATGGTTTAATTACAATGAACCCAGTTAACTTAGTTACAGCTTCAAGATACCAATCTGATAAAAATGAAAGTAACGATAATGAGTATATTGTAGATCCCTTTTCTCCTAAGGAGATTAATGCACTACTTGAATCATCAAAAGAGCCTCAGTGGAAGAATTTATTTAGATTTGCATTTAATACAGGAATGAGAAGTTCTGAATTATGTGCGATAAAATGGAGTGATATAGATTTCCTAAATAAAATTGCTCATGTAAATTCAGCAAGTGTTGTTGGAGTTATTAAAGGAACAAAAACAAAATCAGGGAATAGAAAAATTGAATTAAATGACCAGGCTATGTTTGCACTGCAAGAGCAAAAAGCGCTGACCTTTATGAAAGGTGATGTGATTTTTGAAGATCCTAAGAACAACAAAGCATGGGCTGGTGCTGATGCAATTAGGAAAAAAGCGTGGGTACCTACATTAAGAAAGGCTGGTGTTAGATATCGTAACCCTTATCAAACCCGACATACATTTGCGACAATGCATATCAGTCAAGGGGCAAACCTATTTTGGTTAGCAAATCAAATGGGTCATAAAGGGCCTGAAATGTTATTTAGACACTATGGATCATACTTATCTGAGTATGACGGCAATACAAATATAAAATCAAAAGTAAGTAATAAGTGAACAGCGTAATGACAGCAATATGACTACAAAAGAGCCGTATTTGACACGCAAGAAAATAAAATAAAATATTAAATATATAAAACATATAGTTATAGAATTACAGATGCGGGTTCAACTCCCGCCAGCTCCACCACCTTCTAACGGACTGACTCTCTTAGAGTTTCAGTCCGTTTTTCTTTATGGCATAAGGCATTCTGTAACACAGGAGTGTGCACTTATGACCACAAAATGTCTTCCCCATTATATTCTTATCCATGGTCATATTTGGTGGTTTCGACAACATTATCATTTCAAAAATCAACAGCAAGAAAACCGATTGAGTTTAAAAACTCGCAATGTGAAACTCGCTAGGGTTTTAACAATAAAGCTTTCCCTATTTTGTAAACAATTTGAGAGAACAATCAGTCAGGCAAATGAGATGGACAATTCACTAAAACAACAGCTAAAAGATAGGCTTAAACAACTCATTATTGAATAGCATATTGATGATAAATTTAATAATCAACGGTTAAAAACCCCAAATGATGAGAATCCTCTAGTTAGAAAAATAACACATTTATACCGAGGGTTTGGTTTTGATTTAGTACTTGGTATCTGTGATAAACTCATTAACCAAAGTGTACCACCTAACAAGTTATTAGCCGATTTATCCGATTATCAACTTGCAAACGTTCCCTGTGAAAACTTTGATGAAGTCCTGCAAGTTAACGTTGATATTGGTGTTGTTTCTGGCCAAATTGGCAGTAAGGAAGCGAAGTATGGCGAATTGGCAGGTAACGTAGGTGAATTTGTTGCAGGAGCCAAGACAAGTACGATCATCGATTCATCCTTCCTCTCCAGTGTTGGCACAATCGTCGGGGGTGGAATTAGAACTACCACAGATAAAGTATTCGGTAAACAAATTGGTAATCTTGCAGGTCAAGAGTTTATAAAACCGAAAGATAATACTCAAAAATAAATAAATGTAGTCTTAAGAATTACTTATGGCTACATAAACTAAAAAAACACTATTGAGATTATTTATGAGCTTTAAAAGCATAATATCGACCACGTCATTGTTTGTAACAATTACTATCAGTTGTCAAAGTTCCATTGCTTCAAATCAATCTTCTAACACAAAGAACTGCAACATTATCTTTCCGTCACAGCAAAAATTAGAGAATAAAGGAGTTGATTTCGATCCCTGCATCTATAGTTGTAAAGATTTAACCACAGTCAAATGTTAAACGTAATCAATTAGATGCATTAAGAATATTAGGAATAATGCATGAGAGAGGATACCTTGTTAAACAGAATACTGAAAAAAATATCAAATTGTTAGAAGAAACCACAAACTTAAGGGATAAGCCATCTCAACACTACCCTGGCGAATTAAGACTACTAGTCATAACAAAAGAAAACACTGATGGCTCATATGATATTGACGATAGTAGACAACTTTACTGGAAACAGAAAGCTGATTCCAAATAA